CCTATAATATACCACCAAAACCAAGTAAATGCAAGATAAATATGCAATAAATGCAGGAAGTGTTCTCAGGTTTCTGCAATCTGAGAACAGAGCCAGACCAGCGCCGATCTCGCTATCTAAAAACCACACCCCTCAAATCAAATCAATTTCGCCACTCGACGTTAAACTGTCAGCAAAAAAAACGCCATTCCTACACCGCTAGAGCCACTGTCAGCAGCCTTGCTGACACCCTCTACGCTGGAGAGTTAAACTGTTTTGTCAGCGTCAGCAAAAACAATAGACCCTAAGAGAGATATCGATACCTCCCGTGATATATCCCGTGATACACAACACGCAACACACACGCTCTCACACGTAGTTATTTATATATATTGTATACATATCTATCTATCTATCGATTACAATATAATATAATCAATGACTTACGTTTGTCAGCAAAAGTGTAGCAAGCTGTCAGCAGTTGCTGACAGTGGTTTTGGTTGACAAAATGAGTCCATGCAAAAGCAATTCATTATTTTCTTGACTTCCCAAACAATAATAGTTATAATGCAAACAAATGGGAAGAAGCATAAACCCCTCAGTTACCAGCCTCCCTCCAAAGCGCGAACGCTTTTGTCAAGAATATGCGATTGACCACAACGGGACTCAGGCCGCGATAAGGGCGAAGTACAGCGAACACACCGCCCAAGAGCAATCCGCAGAACTCTTATCAATACCTCTTATCCAAAATCGCATTACCGAAATCGAAAAACAATTTCTTGACAAGTTGGGAATATCAAAAGAGCGTGTGCTGAAAGAATATTCTCGCCTGGCATTTACAACCATGCGCGACGTTGCTTCGTGGAATGGTGAGACCGTCAACCTTGACGACTCGAAAGACCTAACCGAAGATTCCGCTGCCGCCGTGATGGAGGTGTCACAAACAACCAACGAAAGCGGCTCAAGTGTCAAAATAAAGCTTCACGACAAAAAAGCTGCTCTTGACAAGTTGGGAGAATATCTCAAATTGTCTGGCGGCAAAGACAACGAAGCACGCGGACCAACAACGAACATTTTCAACATCATTGATCCTTCACAAAGGGCAACAGTTGAAAAAATTCAGGCTTCGGCTAATAACCTGTAGCCTGGCGGCTATTATGGTTTTTGGCTTGACAAAGATTTTCGACGCAAACGCAGAGGCGCTTTTTAATCCAGCCATTCGCGTTGCCGTCAATGAAGGAGGAACATCTTCCTCAAAAACTTTTTCAATTCTTCAGCTCCTCGTTCAGATTTGCCAGAACCGCACAAAACCCCTTCTGGTTTCGGTTGTCTCAGAATCTTTTCCGCATTTGTCTGCCGGCGCGATCCGCGACTTCATGATGATTATGGGCTCCGATTTCGACCAAAAGAAATGGAACGCCACAAATCACATTTATACATACAACCAGGGCGTACAATTAGAATTCTTCAGCGCGGATACTCCTGGAAAGGCTTCGGGTCCAAGACGCGACATTCTTTTTTGCAACGAAGTCAATAATATTCCTCGCCCTATTGTCAACCAGCTATCGCTCAGAACACGGCGCTTTGAATTCTACGACTTCAACCCTCATGCAGAGTTTTGGTGCCACGAGTTGAAGGGCAAGCCGCACGTAGCATGGATTCATTCGACGTATCTCGACGCGCTGCCGTTCTTGCCAGAACAAACCGTTCAAAAAATCGAAGCGCTTAAAGAAACCGATCCAAACGGATGGCGCGTCCTTGGGCAGGGACTTGTTGGTATGGCAACGGGCCTTGTCCATCCATTGTTTACTCAATGCGAAGTCATGCCTTCTTCTGGCGACATGCAGTTTTACGGCCTTGACTTCGGATATTCGAACGATCCAACCTGCCTAACAAACAACATCATAAGCGGCAAGGATTTATATAGCGATGAATTGATTTATGAGACGGGGCTACTGCCAAGCCAGATACTCAAGCGCATGGTTGATCTTGGTGTTCGTAAAAACTACGACGAAATCTTTGCAGACGAATCTCGACCAGAGGCCATTGCAGAAATAGCCTTTGGAGGGTATAATGTGCAGGGGTGTCCAAAGGGTGCGGACTCTGTTATTCAGGGAATTCAAAAACTTAACGAATATCGGCAGCATTGGACGAAGCGGAGTGTAAATTGCATTAAAGAGCAGCGCAACTATCGATACATCACCGATAAGGACGGCAAGTTGACGAATAAGCCTATTGACAATTGGAACCACGGCATGGACTCGCGACGTTATGGCGTTTGGGGGAAAATGCAGCGACCCGCCCCGGGCATTCTCGGCTCAAGCGACGATGTAGCAGGGGAGCAAACAGCATGATGATGTTTATTCTCGGCGTTATCCTCGGTGTTTATACTGGCGCGGCTACCGCGACGATCATTGCATTGCGTATTGTCAAGCGACTCCCGCTTGTATCGCAGCCGATGACCTTTGACCTTGCTGTCAACGCCTCGCAAGCCCGCGTGGAAATCGGTGTGGTGTCGAAAGAAGTAGATTTGCTTAATCAGCGTTGCCTTAATTTACTTTCAAACATGGAGCGCATAAACGACCAGGGACAACCGGGAGCAGGGGCGGGCACTCAAAACAAAGCCGAATGTGCCGTACAGTCCCTGCGGCCCGGCATAGGAGGGTGATGTGGGAACGAAATTGCTGCTTGCGATTGTCCTTGTGCTTGCGGTCTTGGGGTGTTCAAGCCAGCAGTCTCCGACACAATCAAGCCCAACTCCTACAGCGCAAATTGTAGTTAAATTTCAAAGCAACACTTGCGGCGGGGAAACCAAAATATACGCCGACAATGCCATGGTAGATTTTATGTGGATGAACACCGTCGATACTCTCACAGTCCCCGACGGAGCGAGACTACGCGCCGATTTACATTTGAGTGGTTGCGGATCAGGTCCGCTCGATACAATCGCAACAGCCAATTTAATTTGGAGTATACCCTAGTATGCCCAAGGTAGCAACTCGCAACAGCCCCCGGCGTTCGCCGCACACCGTCAAGCGCGAAGGGGCGCAAGTGCCGAATATGGACCGGGGCTTCTGGATGCCCTTTGGCGTGGGCAATCCGGGAATCTCACTCTCGGAAGTAATGTCGCGCCCGTATCAGAACCACGGCTATTCTTATGCGTGTGGGCGTGCAATCACATTTAATATTTCCAGACTATCCCACGTCTATGCAGAGCAGAGTGGCGACAAGGAGCAGCCGCTTGGCGCTGACAACCAGCTCGTGCAGCTCTTTCGCCGCCCCAATGCATTGATGACCGAGATGCAGTTTTGGCAGGCGATCCTTCTGAATTTGCTTTTCCCTATTGAGACTTCGAACTTGACGGCCCGCGATGGCGCGACACTGCATGGAGGGATGAACCAGACGGGCGGAACGTGTTTCGTTATTCCGTGGAATGGCAAGACGGATGCCCCAGCGCAACTTGACAAGGGCGAGATACCGACGGAGCTATTGCCGATGGGTGCACGGTTCTTCTCGCCGATACTTCAGAACAACAAGCGCGGATTGACGGATGTGATCGGCTGGAATTACAAAGTTCCAGAGCAGAACGGAAAGGCGATACCTTTCAAGCTCAATGAGATTCTACGCATTTACCTTTTCAACCCCTACGTATGGATCAGCGGCATGGCTCCGTTCTTTGCTGCGCAGACAGCCGTCGATCAGGACGCGCGGGCGACTTTAATGAATACGCGCTTTTTCGAGAACGATGCAACGCCTGGCGGGATACTCTCGACAAAAGAGAATCTGAGAATCGAGCAAGCGCGCGATATTCGCAAGGAATTTCAGCAGACATACGGTGGCATAGGCAACTCGCGCAAAACAGCGGTGCTATGGGGCGGCATGGAATATCAGAAAATGCAGCTCGATCACCAGGAAATGCAGTGGAAAGAGCAGAAGGACGCCAACCTAGAAGAACTGCTCGCGACATTCGGGCTCAACAAGATTGCAGTGGGTCGGTATGAAAATCTGAACTTCGCTACGATTCGCGAAGGTCGCCGCTGCCTGTGGCATGACACGTACATCCCGCTTGACGAGCTGATTTGGGACGCGATCAATAATCAGTGGTTCAAAAATATTGGCAAGGGTGTGCGCGGCTACAGCGATTATGATAAAGTCTATGCTTTACAAGAGGAATTAAAACCAAAAGCGGAGATGGCCGCGATACTCGTCAAGGACTTGGCCTTTTCGCCAACGCTTGCTTGCAAAAAGGCGGGAATAAAATTAACACAAGAAGAAATTGACAAGTATCCCTATCTCGATGAGCAACTGCCCAGGATTCAGAGCGCTGGCGGAATACCAGGGGAGAACCAGAGTATTGACATCAGCAACAAGGCGAGTAGGGTGGCGGTCGTACGAGGCATGAGAGAATTGACAAAGGTACAGCGCGATGAGCGCAATGCAAACTATGTCAAGAGCGTGCTCGACGCAGGGGAGAGGAATTTCCTGGCAATACTGAATCGATATTTTATTTCCCAGCGTAACCGTACACTTGATAAGGTGGACGAGTGGACGAAGAAAAACACTAAGGGGCTGATCGTCAAGGCCGATTACATCGATCCGCGTGCATTTCTGCTCGACCAGGACAAAGAGTTCGATTTGCTGATGGAGATTTATCACCCAGCAGTCAAGCGACAACTCGAACTTGAAAAGGCCGATCTCGTTTCAGAGCTTGGCAGTTTATTCTCTTGGGACTTGACAAGCGATTACGTCGATCACGCCGTCGAGTTGCGTTCAGATTTGCTTGAAGGGATTAATACTTCGACATTTGAGGTAGCAAGCGACGCAATCGCAGCGGCAATTAAAGAGGGCACGGACAGCGGGTTGACACCGCAAGAGATGGCGAAGCTCATTAAGCAGAATGTCGAGGACGTGTACTCGGTGCGAACGGGAAAAGAGCTAAAGCCGCACGGCGAGTTTGATCTTGGTGGTATGTCAAGCAGTACAACCATTGCACGTACTGAGATGGGCAGTGTTGCCTCTCAGGCGCGATGGGATTGCTATAAGCAGGAAGGAATCGAGCAGCAGGAGTGGTCGACAGCGGAAGATGATCGAGTGCGCGAATCTCACATGGCGGTTGACGGAATGAAGGTTAAGCTCGGCGACGTGTTCGGGATTACGGGCCTGCGGTTCCCGCGTGATCCGTTGGGAGATGCGGGAGAAGTGATCAACTGTAGGTGTTCGGTATTTGCATATTGGGAGGCGTGAGTATGAAAAAGGTTATCGTTTGTGTTTTGCTTGAGGTGCAATATCAGTGGTCTTGGTACTTTCCAAATAGAATGATACCAATAAAACCACTACGCGTTGCACTGAAGAAATGTCTCACATGGGCGCGGGGCTGGTAAATGACTATCATGTCAGCACCCTACACCGCACGAGGCCGCGAGAATCACGACCGCATTTTTTCAGAGCGTCGCGGCACGGGGGCGGAACGCATGATACGGCGAGATTTCAGGAGCCAGAAAAAGGAGCGTAAGCATGACGTGCCCGCAGTGCCAGCGGCATAGGCTTCGCCACATAGGCGTGCGCAAGATAGATGGCGTAGTGGTGAAAATCTGCCCCCGTTGCGGGGCCTTAGAGTTTCGAGTCAAGCCAAAAACAACGGAGGCGTAAAGTGGACTTCACGGATTTACTGTATAAGGGCATGACGCGCGAGCAGGTCATTAGGTCGAAAACGACTGATCCCCAGCGCCGCTCGTTCTTGTCGAACGCGAGGGGCGGGAAGGTCGAATTGACATCCGAACAGTGTCAAGAGCTTTGCAAGCTCTGCAATAATCTGGCATATTTTCCAGGAGCGGAAGCGCGTATCCGGCAGTACCGAATCACTGATGAGACCGTCGACCGCTACGGCGATATAGTGCGAGCGCAGGGAATCACGTTTGTAAACTATCGGAAGAATCCCGTCGTGCAGTTTGCGCATGACTATTCGCAGCCGCCCGTCGGAAATGCGATCAAGATATGGTACGACCAGGATGTGAAGTGCGTCATGGCCTGGGCGCTGTTCTTCGACCATTCGCTTGACCCGACTGGGCGTGCTGATTTGATTTTCCGGCTAGTGAATGCAAACGCGATGAATGCCTGCTCGCTTGGGTTTATCCCTCAGACATACAACGATCCTGCTTCAGATGATGAGCGCCGGAAACTCGGTCTCGGCAAGTACGGCGTGGAATACCTCACTTCTGACCTCACGGAGTTCTCGCCCGTGCCTGTTCCCGCCAACCCCAAGGCACTGCAAGAGGCGTATGTCAAGCAATACCGCGAAGACTTGCGGAAGACTTTGCAGACCGGTCTGTTCACGAAAAGAGACGTCGATGTTCTGCGCAAATTTCCCGACTACGGCAGCGCGGTCATCGACACGTTCATCCGGGAGCTTGACGCGCGAAAGCAGGTGCTCAGGGCAGAGCCTCAGGAAGAAGAACCAATATTGGAACCGATACCTCCAGCATCGGATAAAAATAAAAAGGCGCTTGAAGGTGAGGCGCTTGAGCAGGCTCTCGTCAATTTTTTCCGCTTGAACCCTGATCCGTCAGACGAGCAGGTGCATAAATGGGCTGAGGAATTAAAGCTTGATCCGTCAACAGTAGAGCAGGCGGCATACGAACTTGCAACCGATTTTTCCTTTATGAAGCAGGAATGGGAAATGGAAACCCCAGACGCTACAGCTCTTGCCGAGGGTATCAAAGTAGAATTTGAGCACACCATTGACGAAGGGGAAGAATCGCAAGAAATTGCTGCTTTGATAGCGACGGCGCACATTAATGAGGACGAAGAGTATTACGAGAAACTTGTCGAGATGGAGAGCGGTGAGAAAGCCGCCCCTGCGCTTTCGATTGACATATCAGGAATCACGAAAGAAATAACTCTTTTCAACGATCAGATGAAGGCTGTTTCCGTTGAAGTGCGCGAGGCTCTGTCACAGTTACGGCGCGACCTTGATGAGGTTCTGGCGACAGCCCGCAAAGCTGCGGCGCTCGTTGAGCAGAAAGCCGAGATCAGGCAGCTCTACGACGTGATGGGAGTGCGACCGCCGAGGCGCGGATAGGCTTGTGTTTTAACTTCAACGCAGAGAGGATCGTATGGATTTGACAAAGGAACAGGTCGAAACCCTTCTGAAAGATTTCTCCGAGGCGACTCGAAAAGAAATCGACGAGAAGGTCGCCAAGCAGACCGATGCCGCAAATGCGGAGGTCAAGGTTCTTAAGGAGAACCTCGCGAAGATTGAATCTGCACTGAGCGCGATGGCGAAAGACAACAAGAGCTTCGGCATGCCGGGCGTGAAAGACGAAGTGCCCGAGTTCTCGCTTCAGGGTTTTTTCCAGGCGATGTACTTGGCGGCCGCTGGCGGCAAGGGCAATTGTCCTTCCGTGTCTGATCCGTGGAAATCCGCACACGCCGAGGTCGAGAAGCGCATTTGTCAGGACTACATGCAGCGCCGCGGCATGGAATTCGCCGACGCGATGGGCGTGATTCGTTCCGCGACCGCGACCGACGGATCGAACATGGGATTCCTGATTCCTCCCGAGTACACTCAGGAGATCATCGACTTGACTCTGCCGAACATGCCGATTCTCCAGATGCCCGGCGTGATGAGGCTCAACGGACTTTTCGGGGATTTGCCCGTGCCCCGTGTCACGTCGAGAAATACCGGCTACCATGTGGGCGAGAATGCCAAGCCCACAGAGAGCAACGCGGCGCTGGCGCTGGAATGGTTGCGCCCGAAAAAGGTTGGCGGCTTCACCAAGCAGTCGAACCGTCTGCTGTGGCAGTCTCGCGGTATCGCGGATACGCTCATCAAGCAACTTCTTTCTGAGGCCGTTGCAATCGAGCAGCACGCGAAGCTCTGCACGGGTTCGGGCAGCGAGTCTCAGCCGCTTGGTGTTTTCAGCACCGGCAATATGACCACGACCCTCGCCGGCGCGACGATCAATCTCATCGGGACCGCTCTCAAGACCGACGACTTGATTGAGATGGCGCAGGCACTCGCGGCAGTCAACGAACAGCGCGACACACCGACTTATGCGGCGCTCACACACCCGAACGTCGCCTACGGTTTGCTGCGGCAAATGGTCAAGACCTATGCGGCCCAGAACCGCAAGGACGCAATGCCGTTGCCTTTCGGCTCGCTCGGCCCGACCATGAAGGGAATCGAGGAGTATTGCGGCTATACGATCAAGCACAGCACGCATGTTCCCGCCACCGACGCAAGCGGATCGAGCACGACATGCTCGCGCTTCCTCTATGGCGATTGGAGCAAGTATTGGTATGCAACGTGGCGTGACCCGATCTTCCGGGTGAGCGACGTTGCCAGCGACGGATCGACCGGCTCGGCGTTCTTGGACGATCAGCTCTACATGGTCATGTTCCTGGAATACGACGCGAAGATCATGCGTTCGAGCGCCTTCGCGTTGAAGACCGGGATCGAGACTCTGCCGTCCAAGTACTAGGCTTGTCGGCGGGATGAACGAGTGATTTTCCGCTTGTAAACTGAACAGAAACATTTTTCAATGAGGTAGTGTATGAGTCTCGGAAGAGGAAAACTCGGTGAATGCATTAAAGTACAATCTCTACTTTATGCACAGCGGTTGATTGTGCCAAACACCGTCGTTTTCAACGGTCAGTCCATCACGAACGGGACTGGTCTCGGCATTGATACTCAGGGTGCCGAGAGCCTGTGCGTGTTTATGAATGTTGGCGCAATGGTCGGAGCTTCTGGCGTCTCTACCGTTAGCGTCGCGATGTACCAGAATGATGTTGACAACGCGGCAAGCTCGACGGCAATTACCGGCGCGTCGTTCAATGACATCAGCTATTCTACTACCGCAACGTACCAGTACGGGCTGCTTGTGACCCGTGATCTGAAGCGGTACGTCTTCGCGCGCGTCAATGTCCAGGGATCGTGCTCGCCAACTCTTGACCTCGCAATCAGCGCGGTTCTCGGCAAGGCGGCGGATATGGCCCCGGCAACGGACATGAACACGGTATTTGACGTGTAACTTGAGAGGAATGATTCCCGCCCTCTGAAATATGGGGGCGGGACTTCATAAGGATAAAACATGGCCTTGAATTTTCTCCCATTGACAACCTACGAGCGCATGCGACGCTACATTCCGCGCGACGCGGATAATACGCTAGAGACGGACCCGAATCGCAAGCGCGATTTGACGAATTGGATAAATGTAGTTTCTCAGCAGATTGCGCAGTTCTTAAATCGTCAATTACTACTCGGCTCCTACGTCGAGTATTTCGATGTTGAGTATAATCATGCTCGCTTCGCATGCAATGCCGTCCCGATAACGTCAATCACTTCGATTTACGAAGACCCAAGCGGACTGTTCGGCACGAGCACCAAGGCACTGATAACCGATACCGAATATTTCATAGGCGATGACACGGGGCACTTTTGTCTTTACAGGGCGCTACCATATACCGCGCGGCACTCGCTACAGATTACCTATGTAGGAGGACTTGCGGCAAGCGCGGCAAACACAGTTCTTGCAATTACTTCGCCCAGCGGGGCATTTACGGTTGGAAATTATGTGCTCGGTGCAACCTCTGCGGCGATAGGAATACTGAGAGCATACAGCGCAACGTCAATCACGGTTGAAATGCTGCAAGGAATTTTCGATTCGGCAGAATCGCTTGAGGAGCACGCTCAAGAGCATTGCAGTGATACCGCGTTGCATACGGCGACGCTTGCAAGCGTGACGACCGCGAGCCTTGCGGACACCTACCCGGCGATTGTCAGAGCCGCTGAAATTCAGGTGCGGTGGAACTGGCAGCGGAAAACAGAATTTGGACTCACGACGTCCGCGCGCGACGGTCAGGTCGTGGTAAACTCTGCCAAGCGCGAGGGCGGTCACACACAGCTAATTGAAGAGGTCGAGAGCATGCTGGTCCCTTACAAGCGGTACATGCTGGCATAGACAATATGGCAAACGTCGAACTTACAAGCAACATCAAGCAGATTGCGGACGCTATCGCCACGAAAAAAGGAAAGATCCTCAAGACGCTCAATCAGGGGATGTTTCTTGGCGTGACCGACTGGCAGAAAATGATGGACCGCACAGAATTAACCGGACGCCCTGGCTTGAATGTGAAAACGGGAAATCTGAGAAATCAATTTATCGTTGAGCGCGTCGGTTCCGGCGCCGAATCGGCCGTGCGCGTCGGCTTCACGGCGAACGCATGGTATGCGAAGGTCCACCAGCACTACAATTTTGACGGCACGATACGAGCGAAAAATGGAAAGTATCTGGCCATCCCCCTCACATCCGCCGCGGCAAAACGCTGGCCTCGACAATGGCCTCAGTTTGAGTTACAGCGTCGCGGTAGGGCACTTGGTACTGTGGCAGGCGCAAAGGTCGCAGGCAAAATACGGAATCCGAAGTTCACGCCCATGTACGCTCTCGTGACTTCGGTATTTATTCCCAAGCGCTTGCACATGCTCGAATATTGGCGGGAGTTCGCGCCCGACATCATAAGCAGGAAAATGCTTGCCTACGTCAAGGCGGCCGCATGAAGCTGATTTCCTTTTCCCTTTGGGGCGACAAACCTCTGTACGTCGAGGGCGCGGTGCGCTGCGCGCGTAACTCCCCGAAGGTGCTGCCGGACTACACTTGCCGTTT